GGACTACTGAGTTATCCTCAGGACTTCGGTCCTCATGTCAAGGTCAAGGGTTCTCGTGGTCAAGCACTGAGTAGTACAGGCGAGAAGCGATATGGCTCAGCCGCGCTCAATCAACCCAGCGTGACAGGCGAGTTCGGTGGAATACACTATACAGATTATGTAGTTGGTACTCCCCAAGATACTAAGTCAGGGTCGATGGCCTTCGACCCAAGACAGACTTTATTCGCACCTGTAGGATCACAGAAGAATCGACTGACGACTCCTTGGAAGCAAGGTAAGATTGCTCCAGCCGGGATGCCAAAGGAAGGTGGTGGGACTTTTAAGGGAGTATTTCCATCGGATGCTCCCGGTGGAGTGTCAGCTCCAACTCCTGGTAATGTTGCTGGTCCTGCTGTAGTTCAACCTCCTCCAGTTCCTCCACCCTCTCAAGTATCTGCAGCTGAGTCGTGGGCGGCTGCAAATATGAATGAGGTTCCTACTGCGAAGAAACCTCCAAAGTCCTGGGAGGGCGCGCCCACATACAAGGGTAAGGTTATCTCGATAACCGAGCAAGGAACTCTCAAGGAGCTTGCGGCTGCGGGACGTGACCTCACCAAAACCGAGCAGGCTAAGCTTGCTGCAGTCAAGCAGTGGGAGTCTGGTCGTCCTGCCGATGTTCCAGTTCCTACGAGCCAAGCTCCAGCAGGTCCGGCATCACAGACCTGGGCGGATATGTCTGATGCTGAGAAGTTACAACTCTCGCAGACAGACCCACAGAAATATCTTCAAATGTCGGAAGCTGCTATAGCAGAGCAGCCTCATGTCTATCAGGGAGTGACAACTTCCGCGACGGATGTAAATCGTCCAGCTACGATGCAACAGCATATAGCGGACTTGGATAACATCTTTGAGGAGGCTGGAGTCAAGCTTCCATACGAATTGAAAGAGGTCACGCCTGGCACAACTCCAGAGGAACTGCACCTCGCTGCAATAGAATACCTTGGGTCAGCAAGTCATTACGAAGCAGCCGAGGAAGTCCAAAAGCTCTGGGACATGAAGCTCAAGGGAGATACAGTTGATTCTCCACCGACTCCTACTGGTGCAGCTTTCGGTGACGTTGAAGCACCGGATATTGGTAAGATCGACGTATTCAATGCAACAACTGGTAAGACTGTTGGAACATTTAATTCCCAGGCTGAGGTGGATGAATTTCTTTCCGTCCATCCCAGGGCCAGTGAATTAGATTGGGCGCCCCACGATCCATCGTTTGAGGCTCATGCGGCGATAGCAGAACCAACGGTCGAAGCTCCTGTCGATTATGACGCACAGTATAAAGGATTCGTAGATCTATTCCACGATACTAACGCTGATCCTGAAGATGTCATGATGGCATGGAAGGATCTGCATCCTGCATTGAAGTCTAAACTCGCGTATGAAGATGCTGATTTGTTCCAGACCATCAGTAAGATGGAGGAAGCAGGAACACCTGAAGATATAGATCTTGGCACGATAGATTTCGATACGTTCGTGGGTGGTGCTACAAGACAGGCACCTGTCGCGAAGCCAAAGCTCGTCAAGGCTCCAGGACCTGTCGCAGCTCCAGCAGAACTTCCATCAGCTCTTCCCAAAGGTTTTGAGGGATTTGAAAATGTCCCTCTACCTAAGGCTCTTGATCCTCTTGGCAAGGAATCGATCAAGTCATTAGATACTCACGGCAGTTTAGATTATCTGAAGAATACCTATCCAGAGATTGCAGAGAACTTTGCCAAGCACAGTGGGACGGAGATGGGTAGCATCGAGTCCCACACAAAGGATGTGCTCAAGCAATGGAAGACCCAGCTAACTTCGGAGGAATTTGCAGACATCTCTAATCGCTCAGGGATGGATGTAGAAGCTATAATGAATCTTGCGCTCCCTCTACATGACATCGGGAAGCCGCAAGCTATAGCTAGCGGTGACAAGACTCTGCAGCACTCATTCACTACTCCTATTATAGAGGACATTCTACAGAAGGAAGGTTTTGATCAGAGAGACATCGATCTTGCTACAGAGCTTTTCAATCATGACATGATTGGCTCGCTTCTCCAAGGATCGAGCAAACTTACGCCGCAACAAGTAGCTGATGAACTTGTGAAAAAGGCCGACAAGGTCGGCATGGACCCTTCCGACTTTGCTAAGTTACAGCTCGCGTTCTTCCAGGCAGACGCTTCGTCATACCCGTTCGTCACGCAATACATGAAGCAACAGCCGAATGGTGGCTGGATATCAGGTAGTCCTAAAGTTAAACCTATTGAGGATTTGATTCAAGGTCCTACTGGTATTAAGAGTGCGGCGCCCACTGGTGCTGACACAGGATACCAGATCAAGGTAAAAGACGCCGAGGATATACTTGGTGGTACGAAGAACAAGGACATTTATACGAAGAACGGTCAGGACTATCTGTTCAAGGAAGCCAATCCAGCTTACTTCGCAGACCAGGAAGTTGCTGCAAACAAGGTTGCTAATCTGGCAGGCTTGCATCCCATCAAGATAGAAGTAACACAGATGGGTGGTAAGACAGGCACGATGCAGGCTGCGGTCGGAAACAACATGAATTGGCCGACCCTGAAGGAAGTTGACCCTAAGACGCTTACTGCTGAAGAGCTTAGAGACGTAATCAGAAATCATCCTGTAGACTGGCTCACGGGAAATATGGATGCTCACGGTGCGCAGTTCCTACGAACTCCCAACGGAATTGTCGGGATTGATCGAGGGCGCGCGTTCAAGAATTACGCCAGCAATAAGCTGCATCCAGATTACAACCCTACTGGCGGGGTGGGATACTACGACCAGATTTACAACGATATCGTAAAGCTCTATAAGAAGGGTGAGTTGCCTCAGCTAAGTGAGGCCGACATCAATGCTGCTATTAAGCAAACGACTTTTAAGATGTATCAGAACACTAACGCAATCAGTGCTGAGATAGCAGACGGATTGGAGCGTTCCGGTCAGGGCCATCTCAAGGGTCTTGCCAAGCAACGCTTCCTGGATCTAGAAAAAGATCTGTTGAAGTTCTGGACAGGTAAATGACGAATAACGCTGAAGACGAAATCCTCGCGCCTGAGCTGAAGCAAGCTCTTGACTCCTTGGTATTGCAGATAGATTCAAGGGACCAGTTCGCTCGCGACCGGATGATGAAAGTTCTCAAGCGTAACGAGTACTTCTGGGAAGGTCTGCAAAACATCTACTTCTCTGAGGTTGCGCACGACTGGAGATTTATCAGCAGCACCGAAGGGGATGATTATGATTACGCAGAAGAAGCAGACATCGAGAACAAAATCGTCAACGTCTACAAAGCCCACGGAGAAGTCATTATCTCTGCAATCTCACAGTCTCTGCCAGCAACTCGCTTTTATCCAAATGATGCAGACCAGGCTGAAGACATTTATACCGCTCAGGCTTACACACGCCTCGCTGAATTAATACGCAAACACAATAAAGCTCCGTTCCTCTTTATGAAGGCTATTGGCCTTCTATACAATCAGGGCGTCATAGCTGCATATACGTTCAACGACCAGAACAGCAAGTATGGTACAGAAACTGTTCAACATTTCCGTCAGGGAATGATCAAGAACAAGGTGGGATATTGCCCCGAATGTGGTGAGAACCTAGCTGTTCAGCCGATGAACACCGGGGAGCTTGCGGACCAACTCGGTGGAGCGCCCGTCGAAGAAATGCCCGTCCCTGAAGGTGCAGCAACGACGATCGAGAACAGCGCCTATCCGCAGGCAGAGGCTCCAGTAGAACCCCCTCCAGTAGAGACTGTGATGGAGCAAGATATGCCTGCGTAGATGGGAATGCCGATTGAGCCTCCTGTTCCTGAAGCGATGGGTCTGGAAGGCTTACCTGATGAGGCGATGATTCCTCCTCCTGAGGAAGATGTCCTGGCGCAGCCAGGAATGATGGAGCCTCCTCCACCGAACGCGGAGATTTGTCCGAACTGTGGGGCGAACGTAGCTCCTATGATTGAGACAGAAGAAGAGCCTACTCAAGAACTAGATTGGGAAGAGACTGTCGCGAAGTCACGGCAGATCATTGAACTATACGGAGCAACCAATGTCCAGATTTTCCCACGGGCGCGCACTCTGCAACAGTCGGGATATCTGATCCTGAACGATGAGCACGACGTCGCTGAGATGCAGGAGAAGTTCCCTCATATCGCTGACAAAATCGTGCCAACGGCGGATTCGGAAAGATACGACAGATGGGCGCGCGCCCCCTCTATTGTTCAGACGGATGATGATGCAGATGTTTGCACCTGTCGACAAATCTGGCTCAGGCCGTGGATGTTTAACAAGATTGGGAAGTCGGATGATGAGCGTGTGCTTGCGCTCAAGTCCCAGTTCCCCTCAGGTTTGAGAGCTATCTACATAAATGATGTCCTGGCCGAAGTTAACGACGAGGATATGGACGAGTATTGGACTGTGTCTGTTGATCCTATCCTGGATCGTGTCCACGGTCAGCCTTATGCTAATCCTCTCGTACCTATTCAAGAGATGACTAATGAAGTATTCCAGCTTACTGTCGAGACCATACGACACGGAATCCCTGAGACGTTCGTTGATTCTAGTGTCATCGACCTACAAAAATATAGATCGATGGAGGTTTCTCCTGGGAGTCTATATCCTGTCAAAGCACCGGTCGGAGGAAATATCTCGGCGGCTTTCTATACGAATCGTGCGGCTCTTCTTTCCAGAGAGCACAAAGAATTCCATGATGATCTACAGACCGCTGGTCAGTTTGTACTTGGAACTGTACCGTCCGTCTACGGAGGATCAATGCAAGGAGGCAGCGACACCGCCTCCGAATACTCCATGAGTCGGGCGCAAGCCCTTCAGAGATTGCAGATCATCTACAAGATGATTTCATTCTTCTGGTCCGATCTTGAGAGCAAAGCAGTCAAGTGCTATGCTAAGAACATGAAGACGGACGAGAAGATTGTAAAGTCACAGGGCAAGAACTCCTTCGTGAATGTATGGATTCGTAAGGCGGAGATGTCTGGTCAGGTTGGTCAGGTCGAGCCTGAACTTTCAGAGCAGTTTCCTCTAGCCTGGTCTCAGAAGCGCGACATCATTATGCGCCTTGTTGAACTGAATAACGAGGCTCTTAATGAGGCTCTGTTCCACCCTGAGAATCGACACACGGTCGCGGAGTTGATAGGTATTACGGAGCTGACTGTCCCAGGTGATTCGGATAGAAGCAAACAGCTATATGAGATTTACGAGTTGATCACTGGTCAGCCACAGCAGGTTGGGATGAATCCCATGGACGGTACGCCAATCCTACAGGCGACTGTTCCGGTGGAACAGGACATCGACCAGCACCAAGTTCACATCGCGGTACTCAAGGAATGGTGTGTATCAGAGATCGGGATGGATCAGAAGATGACCAATCCTGGTGGCTATATGAATGTTGTCGCCCATTTGCAGAATCATGTAGAGATGGAGCAGATGGAGATGATGAAGCAAATGATGATGCAAGGGGGCGCGCCGCCGCCTGAAGGTGGTCAGCCGCCCCAGTCAGGCTCGCCACCCAAAGCTAAGGATACTGAAAACATTCCAGCACCGAGAGGCATAGCAAATGTTCCTTAAAGATTTTCAGTTGTTGTACGACGACGCAGACGCACTAGGTGGTCCTACTGGATCTTCTGAATCTTCTGAAGGAAAGAGTGATCTAGAGATCCTTAACGAAGAGCCTGAGGCAGCAGAAGCCGAAGAGGAAGAGGCTGTCGCTGAGGAACCTGGAGAGGTCACCTTTGAAACTGAGGAAGAGGTCAAGGCCGAGGAAGAAGAAAAACCTAAGGTCGAGCCAGAACCAGATGATGCTGAAGTTCCAGAGGGTCAACTTAGATTTAAGGATATTAAGACCAAGTATCCGGCTATCTTCAAGGAATTTCCGAAGCTTGCTGAGTCGATACGCAATGACCGTGCGTATAGTGAGATATTTGCGACACCGGAAGATGCCCGAGATGCCGCGCAGCGCGCAACCTATTTCAATCGTCTGGAGAACACCATCATTGGTGGTTCTATCAAAGAGCTTCTAAATGACGTCGAGCAGAGCAATAAGGAGTCCTTCAAAGCGGTCGCGCGCGACTTCCTTCCCACCATCAAAGAGAAGTCGATGGAGCTTTACGCGGAACTTACGCTGCCAGCTGTCAATGATGTGCTACGGAGCGCCATCCGAGATGCAGCAGGAACTGAGAATACTAATCTCCGAAACGCCGCCCTACATATTGCAAAGTATCTTTACGGTAAGCCCGAGATTCCCGACCTTGAGCGAAAGCCGGAGGTGCCTAATGAGGCCGAAGAAAGGGTCAAATCCGAGCGTCAAGCCTTCTGGCAAGAGAAAGCCGCAGACTTCACAAACGAGTGCTACGGCGAAGGTCGTGAAGAAACGATCAAAGAAATCGCGAAGGGGATAGACAATGACAAGAGTTTAAGCCCCTTCCTCAAGAAGACGTTGAAGGATTCTATTTTTCAAGAGGTCGATCAACTTCTAGCTAAAGATACACGTCATCTTCGTCAGATGAACGCACTGTGGCGCAAAGCAGAATCGACTGGGTTTCCAAAAGAGACTCGCAAAGAAATCATAAACGCCTACTTGCGAGGGGCGAAAACTCTGATTCCTTCAGTCAGACAGAAGCTACGTGCCGAGGCAGGTCTACAAGTTAGTCATCCAACAAAAGCAATCACTGGTGCGCCGCAGGTCAAACGTACAAACATTCCGGCATCCGGACGAAGCGCGTCTAGTTCCGCCGCCAAAACTCCTTCGGCAAGAGATGTTAACTGGAACAAGACGAGCGACATGGATTTTCTGAATGGGAAGTACACACCGAAGCGGAGCGCCCGATAGGAGTTACCTGTCATGGCAATGGACGAAACACAGGTAGCTGCCACGGAACTTGAGAAGGTTCGGACCAAGATCCCTGTTCTTTTCGACAAGGAAGACACTTTCTATTCCACGATCGAGAAGGGCGAAGTCGAGTCGATCTCAGCGCGAGACATGAGAATCCCGCTGGAGATTCGGCCCGGTGGAAGGTTCGGACATTTCGATCCGGCAGGCGGCGACCTCGGACGCGGTGAAGGACCGACCTACGAGAAGGCGGTCATCAACACGGTTCACATGCGCCACGCGATTGAGTGGCACAAAAAGACCGAGTGGGCGACAGACAACGCACGTAAGGCAGTTGTCCAGTCGGTCAAGAAGCTCCTTGCCTCTGGCATGGTGGAGTTCCGACGTGCAGTTGACGCTCTGGCCGTATCCTCAGACGGTACAGGCGTGTTGGGCACTGTGGGCGTCGGGACACCTCCAGCGGGTGGCTACACCACTGCTGGTGGCAAGGACACTTTCGTCTGTGATACAGATGGCTACGGCGTCCGTTTGATGCGCTTCGGCCAGATGCTGTCACTCTACAACGCCACGCTTACCACGCGTCGTGCGTTCGCGGGCGGCGCAACGGTCAACGGCGAGGCGCCTATTGACCTGTACGACATTCCAACGAAGACCATCCGGGTCAATGGCGCGGCCACCACGCCAGTTGCGGGTGACAAGTTGGTCGTGTCGGGTCTGTCCACCACGCCTCCCGTTTCGATGTATGGTGTTCCTTACCATATCTCGAATGCGTCAACCGGCTCGTGGCTCGGACTTGACCGAGCTTTGTTTCCTGAGATTCGTGCGAATCGAGTGAATGCGAACGGGACTTCCTTGGCCCTTCCGTATGCAAGACTCGCCATGAATAAGATCGGAGACAGGCTCGGTCAGGATCATGGCACGAAGTCGACGGCGTGGATGCATCCCTGTCAGGTCCAGGCTTATGAAGAGATGGCCCAGTCGGTCATGCTCATCAACAAGAATCCTGGCAAGCAGGGTGTCGACTTGTACTTCGGTGAGGGTGACAACTTCCAGATCGCTGGAGTTCCCATCCGCAAGCACTACTCGTGGGACAAGAAGAGAATCGACTTCATTGTCACCTCGGTGTGGGGCAGAGCCGAAATGCATCCCGCAGGTTTCTACGAGGTCGATGGTCGGAAGATCTTCGAGATTCGTGGAACTTCGGGTGGCGTTGCGACATCGCAGATTTTCTACGTGGTAGGTTCCTTCAACCTCTACGTGACGAATCCCGCGGTGTGTTCCTACATCGACAACCTCGCTGTTCCGGCGGGCTACTAGAGGGGGTATTCCGGGGGAGGATGGGCGAGCCTCCCCCGGGTATTTTATATGATTGACAAACAAGCAGTACTACTTATAAACCACGACCTGATACTGAAGTGGGGCGCGCGCTATCGCCTCGTATGGGCGGATGACGAGCGAGAGATTCGAGTTAACGCAAATGGAATCTGGGACGAGTGGCCTAAGTATTCGTATCTCAAAGAGCGATTCGTCCTTGAGAAATACTTTGGCGAGGGACTCTTCAAGGTTCCAGATGAAATAAGAAACTGGAACGGGTGGGAGATCATTTGGGCTTTCAGACCACTTGAGAACCCCAACCTCGCAGTTTGCATGTTCATCGCAGATGCGCTAGAGAACGGGGTTAAGCAAAGTCTGACGGACCATTACGACGCTGACAAGAAGCAGTTCGATAAAGAGGTCGAAGAGGCCTACGACATTCTAGAGAACGAGTCACCTTACATTGCAACGATGCTTCAGAATAAGGAAGCTATCGTAGTGCCGGAGATTAAGAAAGATGCCTAAAGATTACGGGACGTCAGCGACTATTGTAAGTCTCTTTCCACTTCCAGTGTTTGAGCGAAAGCCTCTCATTCCATCGCTCTACCAAATAGAAGCTGCAAAGAATGAACTAGACCCTAAGATTCTTGTCGTGCGTGAAGGATTCTTCCACGTATATCTGGATGAATACCGTGGGATGATGACCATCAGAACTCCTGCTATTACGATAGCTGAATCTGTGGTGCGCGATTTCCTCGATGGGCAATACATGCTCAGCGACTCGGCGCGCCCCGCACTGTGGACTCTCCCAGGGGAATGGACGGTCGAAGAACTTGTGGATGATCCTGAGCAGGCAGGTAGAATCCACACAGAACATAACATCCAACTAGAGTGGTTTCGACGCTTGATCTTTGTTGCTGATGACGAATGGTCCAAGTTCCATCAGCATCGGATGATCACCGAAACGCAAAGAATTGCAGCTGCACGACTCAAGATGGTTCGTGAGTGGGCGCTCGATTTCAAGCCAGAGAACATCACGGATTGTCCTGGCTGCGGCGTAGCAATCAATAAGAAGGTTGCTGTCTGTCGTGAGTGCGGTTGTATTATCAATAAGGACATCTACGAGACTCTTCAGTTCACTGGAGAAGTTCGCCATGTTAGCAAGTGAAGTGATGGATGAAGCTGCGGCGTTGATGAACGACGCCCAGAAGTTTACCTGGGGATACACTCAGCTCCTACCCTATCTGCGTCGAGCATATGGAACGATGGAGCTACACCTCTTTCTTAATGGTGTGCGCGATTTGAAGGAGGTGT